CGGTCACGCTTGGCACGGTCAGACAATCCGATTTCAGGTGCCCAAAAATGAGGTACTACCTGCCAGATACCGGCCACCTTGCCGATGATTACCAGCGCGGTCAAATCGGTTTTGCCGGACAGATCTAATCCTGCCCACACTGGCGCATCACCGAACGGCAGCACAGCACCAGCGCAGGACTGCCACACGCCAGGACTGATGAACGGACTCACGGTAGAAATTCGGTTATTGAGCAAAAGGTTGCGGGCGCTGTTCTCCATGCTCGGCATACGCTGCGCTTGCGTCAATTGCTCTCTGAGGTCATCCAGGCTTCTAAACAGGCCCAGGGCTGGGTTAGCGGCCGCCCACGCTGATTCGTCCATCAGGTCGGCACCTTCAGGCGCGGCGTAGCAGTGGCTCACAATGCGAGGGTCTTTGCTGCGCTCGGCATCATCAAGCCACTGGCTAAACAGGTCGGCATCATTGGCAGCTTGGGTGCTAATCGCTATCAGCAGCGGCTCGGCGTGTGCGCCTTGCGAACTGGTAAGTTGGTCAACAAAATCAGATTGCGGCCCTCGGATTTGGCCGATTTCGTCAATCAAACAAAGTACCGGGCTCAAACCTGCGGCGGTCTTGCCATCGGCCGCCAATGCCCTAAATTCAGTATTGAGTGGCAAGCCTATCAGCCTCTTACCGCTTGGGACAATGCGCACAATCTGACTCAGGACAGGACTCAATTGCACCATCTTGGCGGCGGCATTGAAAATCAAAGCGGCTTGGTCGCGGCTCATGGCCCCGGCCACCAGTTGGCTGTTTTGTTTCGACTCCGGCCCCACCAGGTGCGCAAGCAAGATGCCAGCGGTTAAAACGCTCTTGCCATTTTTTCGTGCTATCGAAAGCAAAGCGCGGCGCGTGCCAGCCGGGTTGTTATATATCGCCCGCAGAAACCGTTTTTGAAACTCAGCCAGGACTATCGGCTTGCCCACCAGCGCACCCTCAGGCGTGACACAGTGCCGTTCAATGAAGGCGATCACCTTCTCTGCGCGAGTCATCACACTGCCCGCAAAGTCGGTATCAGGTCATCAAAATCAGTAGCGGCATCACGCTCGTTGGCCAGGGCTTTGCCAGCGGAATCGCTTTTGCCGGTGGTGGCAATTGCATGGACGTGCAAAATCCGCGACAAACTCACCGTGCGCTTGGTCAAGGTTTCAATCAATTGAGCGAGCGGATTAATCTTGCCTTCAAAGGTGTAGCCTTCGGTGTCAAGCTGTTGCTGTAGGCGCTCTATATCGGCTTGGGCGCGTGCCATGTTGCCAGCTTGCACCAGGTCAACGCCAGTCCAGGTGTCGCGGGCGCGAGCGGTCATGATTGAATCCCAGTATGGTAGGTCGCCAGGGCGCAGACACACATGATCAGGCGGTGGCAATGGCCCCAGCGCGACAGCTTGCGCGGCACGGACAGCAGCACTAATCGAGTCCGAACGATTGCGTTTTGGTGTAACTTTCATGCGCTTGTCCATTTCATAATGTGAAATTTAGCAGTTAGCGTTAAAACAAGGGAGGACAGTCGGTTCAGTGTCGCCAGAATGCCGTGATTTTCTGAATTGCGGCAACGTGCGCGTGTGGGGACTGTCGGTTCAGCGATGTCAGTCTGTGGGGATTATTTTCAGCTTCGCGCGCGCGGCATCATCGGTGTAGCACTGGCCGGTTCGGCCTGCGCTACGGTCAGCCCCTCGCGCGCGCGGCATCATGCCACCATCACCCGGTAAGGATTCAGCAGGCGCTCATAGGTGGCATTGATCACCAGTTTTTTGTCAGTCTGCGCAGAGCGGTTTTCGTAAAGATCGCCGATCAGCAACAGGGCAGCAGATTTGACGGGCGCGGGCGCGGTGTCATTCAACAGGACAGCCGGGTTTTCTAGATAGCTGTCAATCGCTGCAATGGCGGTATCGAGCATGATGCCCAGGGCGTTGTCATCGTCGGTGGCATCAATGCGCAGGTGGTTTTTAATTTCAGTCAGTGTCAGCATTTAGGACTTTCGTAACAGTAACAAAATGTGCCAGTCGCGTGAACTTATGCTGATTCACCACTGGCATTCGGGGTTTTTCATGATGCGGCACTGCCCGAATAATCCGCATCCAGATATGCGCGAATGCGCCCCTTCTGGCAAGGGTGTTAAACAAAGCTGAATTGCCCATCGGCATAAACAGCCTCAGATTCGATTGACTGTGCAGCAGCACCGAAGGCATTCGCCATTGCCGCCAGGCCGTCTATGCGCCCCGTAGCCTTGTCCTTGGCCAGCTTGCGGCCCCCGGCAGGGTCACGCTGTAGAACGGCGTTGGCGGCGCACATAGTCAGCACTGGATGGCCACCATGCGCTACTCGGGCATTCAGCAGCTCGGCTTCCAGGGTGTCCAGGCAGATTGATTGATCTTTGAAACCCTGCCCCATCGGGATAAGTGGCAGGTCAGAACCAATTTTGTCTAATTCTTTTTTGAGTAAATCAATCCGCCATCTGTCAAACGATACTGCCTGAACATTCAAACCGGACAATATCGCGGCCATATCGCTTGCGACAAAAGAATAATCAATCGTTGCCCCAGGTGTCGAGTGCAGGTAGCCTTGCCGGTGCCACACGTCATAAGGTGCGCGGTCACGCTTGGCACGGTCAGACAATCCGATTTCAGGTGCCCAAAAATGAGGTACTACCTGCCAGATACCGGCCACCTTGCCGATGATTACCAGCGCGGTCAAATCGGTTTTGCCGGACAGATCTAATCCTGCCCACACT